GGATCTGAGGTATGTATTTATGTCTTTGAATGGCATTAGAGCTGAAATAGTCAAAATGACAGAGAAAATGCATAGTCCTTGTAGGAAGGAAATATTATTGTACTTCTATCATAAGGTTGTCAATGGCATATCTGATTGGTTCGATTCAGCTAGAGAGTGTAAAGTATCATTGACCAATATGGATACCGAAGAATTAGCTACTAAAGCTTCGTTCCCACGTCTTCTAGGTCCTGGTTCGAATCTGAATATAACTGAAGCAATAGTAGAGTGCTACGTCTACTCTGGAGTTTCTAAGGAGACTCGTAGTCGTTATCATGCGATGGCTGCTGCTTTTAATAAGTTGACCGAGTCCTCAGCAAAATATTATGACAATTTCACGAAAGATCCTAGTTTGGTCCGAGGGTTTTCTGAGACTTCTACTTATAACTATGATGTTATACATGGAACTGGTTTAACTACTTTCTCTATTAAGGCTGTTGACCTGGCTGGTAAATTGATTCGAGATTCTATCCCACTGAATAAAGTTAAGAAAGGTATAATGTCCGGAAAGCTCTCAGGCTCTGTATCCGAATTTGCAACCAACAAGTCTATGGTAAAAGAAAGGCTTAGTACCACTCTTGCAGAGGAATACTCAAAGTCTCTAACGAAGAAAGTTCGTGTCAAGAGGATGATTGATGGTGTTCCAACATTCGTTATCGAAGAAAAAACTGTCATCAAGAAAGTTCCACAAACACACAAAACGGTGATGAAAGGTAGAGCTAAAGAATATGAATGGTTGAATGGTTGTGCTGATCTTCGATTTGCAGAATGTGACATGAAAAGCAAGGCTGTCACGCTTACCTCCGACCTTGTTTTTGAAACAAAAGAAACTTCAACGATTCCACTGGTGCAGAATATAGTAAAGAAATGGTTTCAAGCCTATCTTACGCTTTTCCCAAAAAACCAATATGGAAAAGGTGGAAGGGAGATAGCTATACAGGACTTTGAAACAAGAGTAAATAATTTTTTCTTTGAGAAAGTTTCCGAAAGCATTTGTCAGTGTTTAGAGGAAGAAACAATC